CGTGAAAAGTATGCAACTCGCGGGATTTTAGGAGCAGATACAGCATCGGTCTTTAGGATTGGTTTGTCAGGGTTCTTGAAGTTTTTCATGCTCGAATTAGAGCGAGTACGACATAAATATGCAACCGGAATATTATCGGCGTTTGCGTCACGCATGCCTCCGCGTCATAGTTCTCATACGAGCGGGGTGGCGGAACGATGGTGACGCGAGCCTACGGCATTAACCGTGGCACCCCGCGAGACTACAGATGTAGCTCAGGAGGTAGAGCAAGCCCCAGCCGATACCTTTGACGTAAGGGTCGGGAACTGACGAGGTCTTGGCCGGAGGTTCGAACCCTTCCATCTGTTCCAACTTTCTCGTCGGCGAAATTTGTACTGCGTAAATCCAGGTCAAACTATCCCTCAGACACCGCATCTGGTGCAGGGGAGAATCCATTGAAAACAGTTTCAACACATGAATTCGAAAAGCTGGAGAGAAAAGTCAAGGAACTGGACAGTCAGATGTTCCTCGTGTGGATCGCGATTATTCTACTTGTCGCTAAATTATCAGGGACTTTAGGAATTTCCTGGGGGTGGGTCGCGATCCCAATAGCAATGATGTTTTGGGAGCTGGTTTCTGTTTACATCTTCGCTTCAATCATCATCGCCCTTTTCGGACTAGCTACATCGAAGATCCACGACGTTCCTCCGCCAACAAAAATCATCATGCACCAATGGCATCGATAACAACCAAGCCCTCTTCGGAGGGCTTTTCTTTTTCTCGTCGGCCAAATTTGCGCCGTGCGATTCCGCGTCAAACTATCTCCTAGGCACCGCATCTGGTGCAACAAGGGAGACTAAAAAATGGAATTGCTTTTCGTACTTCTCGCCGTGCTGTTCGTCGGCCTCAAGCTGACCGGGCACATCACGTGGTCGTGGGGTTGGGTCCTCGCGCCGATCTGGGCACCGTTGTGTGCGGCGTTCGTCGGCGGGTTTCTGTTCGGGCTTGCGGGAGTGGGGGCATGAGTGTGACGCTGACGCCGATAATATTCCGGTTGCATATTTATGTCGTACTCGCTCTAATTCGAGCATGAAAACCTTCAAGAACCCTGACAAACCAAGCTTAAAGACCGATGCTGTATCTGCTCGTAAAGTCCTGCGAGATGCATATTTTGCACGCAATGAACTCACTGCAGCTATCAAAGACGGCAGCACTCAGCGGACAAGGCTCGCGTGGATTACATGTATAACGCTGCTTCGAGCCGTCGGACACGTGCTTGATAAAGTCGATGCCGACAGATCTACGTATGTAAAACAAGCGTCAGACTTGCAGTTCTCGAAGACAAAAGCAGACCGTTTTGCGAACCTGATTTTTTGGGAATTCATCGAAGCTGAGCGCAATCAAATTATCAAAGAATATAAGTCCTCGATTTTCGATTATGTGCCAGACGACTTGAACGGCGGCAAAGATGTCCTTGTCGTAACAAATATTCTGATCGGCATTCAGGTATTCACACCTGGCGAAGCCGTGTCTGCCGCGATCCACTGGTGGGAGGAATATCTTGATGCCGTCGAGTTTGAAGCCCGTCAAATAAAGGAAAAAGGTAAATTCCAACGGCGGAATGCACGCGGACATCCTTAACCCTGCGATCGCTGTCGACTTGCGCTTTCAACCCCTCCGCGTCATATCTCTGTCAACAACTTTGATGGAGTCCTGGCATGTCAAATTTCGGTTCCCCTGCACACGGCGCGGCTATGGGCAACGCGGCGGGCATGATGATCATCGCTGCTGGTGTCGTCGGCCTCAGCTCCGCTATCGGTGACGGTATCCGCGCTGCACGTGAAGAGTCCGCTCTCGACCGTTACGCCGATGCTCTCGAACGCGCTATCGCGCACGGTCGCGACATGGAACTCGCCGCCATCACCGCGAACAAAATCGTCGGCAGTATGAAGCGTGAAATCCAATCGCTTCGCGCAGCGTGCGCCCAGCGTCAGGAAGTCATTGATGTACTTTGTGGGAGAGCCTGATGACCGTTTTTAACGACATCACAGACCGCGAATTTGTCATGCTGCGCGAACGCTACGGCGACCTCGTTCTCGAAGATCCACTGTTCGCAAAGTCGATGGTTCTCGACCTTCGCCGTGAAGAACTCAACCGGATGAGGATGGAGCGTTCGCAAAAATACGCCTTGGAATCGGAAGAGCGCATCCTCGGCGACCGTGCCGAAAAGCTGATGGCGCTGTTCGACTCTCTGCCTCGGTCTGCACCGATGACGCCCGAGGAAGCCATCAAGAAAATCATGGAATTCTGAAACAAATAGGCCGCCTGGTGGGGCGGCCTATTTGCATTATGGAGCGAAGAATTTCGGCAGCACGAACGGCTTGCTATCCCTGTTCGCGATCCGCTTTCTGACAGCGTGACGGACGCGCTCCTCGGGTGTGCTAAGCGTCGGAGCGTCGTCATCGGCAACGGCAGCGCGAACCAGCGGAACGCCGTGGACGGCATGATCAGCACCAGCGAGAAATTTTCTCACCGCGCCAAGTCCCGCATTCCTGAGCGCGTCGAGTTCGAGTTCATTCATCGTCAGCAGCGTCGCCCTGATGGGCTTGCTTAGGCCGCTCAGGTCGACCGTGGGGCGGCTATGCGGCGTTGCGCGTAGATATCCCATAATCGTGTTGATGCCGTCTCTGTTGAGCTGGTGAACCTCGGGCGTCATTTGCGCTTTGAGATCGTCGAGCATGTCCAGCCCAGAAATCTGCGGATCGAATTCCGGGGCTGGACGACCGCCTCCGCCTCCGCCGAACATCATTCGAAACGGGGTCATCGCGAGATTGATCGTCCAGTCGAATCCGCTCTTAAACGATGCGAGTGCGGCGGCGATGGCGCGGGCTATTGCTCTAAACATAAATGCTCTCCCTGTTGTTAAGAAAGAGCATGAAACCGCGCCGTGCATGGAACAAAAAGTTTAGGCGGCAATGGCCTCGGGCGCGAAAGCAACAGTCTTGTATTTGATCGCCGCCGTGCTGCCGATCCGCTTGCGAACGTCCACTTCGTTCAGCCCGCTGGCGGCGATGATGTCGGCATCTTCTTTAAAAACGTCGCCGATGATCCAACGGATAAAATCACCCGTCGACTGCAGTGTGATCGGAAGACCTTGTTCGCGCAGATAATCCAGTCCCTGATCAAGTCTGGACGGAGTGAGCGCGTTCGCGACGAAGTCATTGAGTGTTCCAACACGCTCGACATCGACGGCTGCTAGAACCTTCACATGATGCGTGGAGTGCTCACGTCCTTTGACCTTGAACCGGACTCGCTGACCGTAAACGTCTGCAGACCAGACGACACCTTCGCCAATACCAGAAACGCCGAAATGCTTCCCGACAGGACATTCGGCTTCGACCGCGTTCGTGATCTCGACGAGATCGTTCTGCGAGAACTGCGGGTTTTCGATGTCGATGGTCATTTTCCAGGTCGGAAATTGCGTCACCAGAAACGTTTGTTCTGGAAGATGTCCCCTCAGTGAATCGATATCGATGAATAGGCCATCGATATGCCAGGCCTCGAACACCACGAACATCAGCGGCAAACCCGTCAACGCTACATTGCTTTGAATAGAACCTCCGCACCATTCCCCGAAGATGATGATGTGTCCGCCGAGATTTTTGCCGATCGATTTCCATTGGTCTTCGTGTTGCGAAGCCCAGGCGGCAAACCCAGCGTTGTCATAGTCGGTCGTCAGCACACGATTGCGGGACTGATATTCAACTGTGTCGTCACGGATGACAACGGCAGCGTTTGTACCGTGTAGTTTTACCGATCCCGAAAATTCGACGGTTGGAAATGTCCATGCTTTGATCTGACCTTCGATCAGTTCACCGTGTTCGTCACGCTTTCCGAGTCTGCTGCGCGTCAGTTTTTGGATGTCAGCGATGGCATTGCGGTACTGCTCGATAGAAGGATATTTGATCATCTGAATTTCTCCCTTTTCGTTAGATCAGGGAGAAGTGTGCGCCGCCGGCGCGCCACAGGCATTAGCTAAGATGTTGACAAATATATGTTATTCGTTGCGCTGGGCAAAAAAATGGGACGGAGCGATCAAACTCCGTCCCCTAGGTCTCTACCATGTTCGCTCATCGCGGGCACCCATCTGGGGAGACTCTGGTGCGCGAGAACTGATAATATAGTGCGACCGAGATATGCTATGAGCAAGCCGCCAATTCGGTTATTTTCGCGGCTCAACGATTTTTTTGACAGCTCCGAGTTTCGTGCGGCAGTCCTCGCCAGCTTCGGCAACGCGCACCAAAAATTTCCCGACGTCGCGCTGTGATTTCCAAGCCGACGTCGCGACTGGTTCCGCCGGACAGGTCAACAATGATGTCGGGATTGTCGGCCCTCCCGTTGTCGTGCAAGACGACAATAACGCTACCGTCAGCATGATCATGCCGATAAAAATGACTTCCCACGGAAAACGCGACGTCTTCATTTCGCACCGCCGAATCTCGACTTGCGTAGGGCTTCCAACACTGGCGCAACGTCGCCGTCATCCGTCGCTGGTGCGCTGTCAAGAATGACATCGGCGGCACGGGAACGGTCGGCGTTGGCGACCAGGGCTTTTTGCGCGTCTTCGAGAACGACAATAGCTTTGAGTGCTGCGGCCTTTTCGGCTTTGAGAACGAGGTTAGCAGCGTTGGCGGTCGCGAGTTCCGTTGCGACGTGATCGTAGCGCCAATATGCGAGAGCCAGCATAGCAACGATGCCGATGGCAGCGTAAAGTTTGATGTTACTTAGCATCGTCGGCTCCCAATTTAAGAGTGGAAAGCAAGTGATTTCGGTCGCTTACGCCGACGCCCATATACAATCCCGCATACGCAAAATTGCCGCTGATGTTTGCGGATAACAGGAGTGAAGCTTGCTCGGGCATAAGCCACATTGCATATGCTGTGAGACCAGATGACATCGTTGTCATGATCAGCATGAGCCATTTCGAGAACGTGCGGGATTTCTGATTTGCGGGTTTTGCGGTCGTCATGCTGAGCCTCCTACGACGGTCAGCCGTGGGCGCAGACGCAGCCCTTCGGCGTATTGGGCTAGCCTTGTCATGCCGTACCAGCTTCCGCAGCCTTGTTTAAAATCGTCGATGACAGCTTTGCGGACGCTAGGACATGAGGCTTTCAGTGTAGCCTCTGCATCTGGATTTCTAGCCAGCTCGGCTGAAATTGCGTCTGCGAGGATCTGCTTGATTTCGCTCAAGCAGTCAGACGAATACGGGGTTGCTTTGATCGGACGCCAGGCTCCCATTATTTAGCTCCTTCTAGAGCGGCGTTGAAAGCCTTGGCGTATCTGGCGATGTCTGCGGCGCGGTCGAGCGAGTTGATTATGCGACGTGCCCCGACCCAGTCCGTTTGTTTTGCGTTAAAGAAATCGGCCAGGTGATAGCTAGTGAAGAGCCCGTCGCGCATGCCGAGAACCATGATTTTGGCTGCAGTTTCCGGTTCGAGCGCAAGGTCGGGATTGCCAACGAGATCGAGATTCAAAAGCTTTGCGAAACGAGTGTAGTTTTCGCGACCTGTGATTTGACAAAAACCTCTGCCTCGGAATTTCCATCCGTCGCCGCTGGCTTCATTTCCATTTGCCATCCGGCTGGCGTAAGCACGGTTGGCAATGCGCTCTGGCTTTCCAGCATATTGAGCTGCTTGAACGACGGAAAAATATCTCGGAAAAGTTTTGCGGAGACCTGTCGGAGAATAATTAAGATTCTCGGAAATTGGTGTGAACTTACCGCCAGTTTCAATAACTGGCGTGGCGAGGACATAAGCGACCGCTCGGAGGTCGGTGACAGCTGCATCGGCGCATGCATCGAGCAGAGCGGAAACACCGTCAACCTGGGCTTGAGAAAGTGAGCCTCCGAAAACGGAGGTGCGGACGGCGGCGAAGAATTTTTGGCGATCCAAGGTTTTGCACTCTTGCGAATGCGTTAGTATCTGTCGACCGGCGGCAATGTGCTAGTTATCTTGCAGACGTGAATGAGAGTGGAATTCCGATAAATTTGAATCGCTTACGGACATCTGCACACATGTCCGCGTCGATCTCAACAAGCGTGAAATCAATGCCAAGTTCGATAGCCGCGAAGCCTGTCGTACAAGACCCGGCAAAAGGATCTACGACACTCTTGATATCAAATGACCCAAGAATATCAGTCCACGCAGTCAAGTTTTTTGCCATCCCGTGTTCGTCACTGCGATCGCGTGGAGCGCGCAGGACAGTAGGCCAATAGCCTTTTCCGTCGAACGTGTCAGACCGCTCGCGACGCTTCCGATCAAATGCCGATTTCGCATTATTGCGCGTCATGTAAACACCTGTCTGGTGCGTGTAGTGCGGCGTGTAGACGCTCTTGGATTTCTTCGGGACTACAGCGTCAAGGACGAAGTCGAACGCCAGTTTCCAATCCGGTGCAGCGACAGAGAACTCGAAGAGCTGCCGCATTGTTGTTACGAGAACGAGATGATTGCTTTCGATGCCGCTGAGGATGTCAGCAAGATCCTTGCCTGGCATGTCGTACGGCGGATCAGTCATGATAATGTCTGCAGAAAGCGATGTGAATCGTGCATCTGTATTAATTAAGCGGCGTTCTTTTTGAGCCATAACGACATCACTTTCCCGACCTTCGCCGTGTTGTTCTTTTTCATGTCAGCGAGTGTAAAATTGTCGAACCAGAATTTATCTTTCCAGCCATCTTTTTCTACGAGACGATTGATATCCGGTACGCCGAAATCCGATGCTCTCGCAGTATCGCAGAACCAGATAAAGATCTGTTCCAATGCCTTTCCGATCGCACCGCCGTAAGCTGCAAAATTCGGGGTACGGATGACATTGTTGACCTGAAATTCTTTGTCGATCCTGATACGCTCTCTCTCGATCAGATCAAAATCCAGATATTTTACAGCATGCAATGTCTCGCCCGATCCACGTTTGATTTTGTTTTCAGCGCCGCACTCTGGGCATTTTGTGAGCCAGGCTTTGTAAGTCGCGTCACATTCAGAGCATGAAATCAGATTACTTTTGACTTCCTTCGGCGGATTTTCAAGACTCCAGGCGATGTGTTTGTCCGGCATATCGTGCATGAGAACATTACCACAATGATCAATAATTATTGCGTGATCTTTGCCTGGCTCTGGCCGCAGTGTCCGCCCTATCCATTGCCGATAGTTGACGAGCGAAGCCGTCTTGCGGAGCATGATCATCGCTTCGATAGCAGGAACGTCAACTCCCTCGCCGAGCATATCGACGTGACAGATAACTTGAATATGCTTGTTGCGAAAAAGATCGAAGATCCTGGCTGTGTCGACTTGCGACATAGCTGAAGAAATGCACGCTGCCGCATATCCTGCGGACTTGAAAGTTTTCGCTGTCGCTTCCGCGATCTTGATGCCGACGCAAAAAACGATGGCTTGCTTGCCGTCAGCGAGACGTCTGTAGTGTTCGAGAGCAGAGCCAGCGAAGACATATTCGTTGCCGTCAAAAATCGCGAGTTGCGAAGCTGATGTGTATTCACCGTCTTTGCCGACGATCAGACGACTATCGTCTGAAATGCCAGGTATCGAATAGACTTTGAAGTCTGACAAAAATCCCCAACTAATCAGCTTGCGTACCGAATCTTCGCGCAGCTCGTCGGCTTGTATAAGAACGTCGAAAACACCTCCCTGCGACTTCGCAAGACTACGCCCGTCTGCACGGCACGGCGTCGCGGTGAAGCCGATGATCCGAGCGTTCGGGAATATCGTGCATAGACGGCCCCATTTGTTATCGTCGATCATGTGATGTGCTTCATCGACAATGATCTTCCACGGCAACGTCGTATCAATCTTTAAAAGCCCGCGGCGATGAAGAGACAAGAGCCTGTCGATTGACGAGACAATACGCTTTGCGCCGGGCTTGATGAACTCTCGTCCGACCGCTCTGCGGTGTTCAAGAATACACAGACGACGTGTGTAGTCAGAGCATATCGTATCGTGCACGACAGCGTGTTTTGCAAGCGTAGCACTGGCTTGTCTGATCAGAATATTTCTGTGAGCGACTACGATAACGAGCGGGGACTTTTTGACAACCGACGCAATGATAGGAGTTTTTCCAGCCCCGGTATCCGCTTGCACAAGACAGTTTCGGCTCTCAGACATGATCTGAGAGCCGAGGTCTTTTTGATATGAGCGCGGTATGAATGACATTTACGCCGCAATCCTCATCGCTTTTAGAGTTTCGCTGAGAACGCCAAATGCGTCGCCGCATCGCTTGTAGTGATCTTCGAATGCGATCAGATCACGAGAGTTGTCTTCAAGCATCTGAACGCCCTCGATAATGACAGCGCGAACTGGGTCGAGATGAGAGTCATCAAGACCTTTCTCAACACCAATGTTGAGAAAGTGGTTCGCAGCCTTACACCCGCCTTGGCATGTATAACGTGCACGATTGACATCACAATTTGAGAAGAAGTTCATGAAGAACTTAACATCGATGACCGAATTTTTGTTGTTAATCCAGAATGTCGCATCTTGCATAGCCTCGCTATTGAGAACGCGCTCAGCGAGAACCGGAGTCAGAATCGACAGCGCCCGCTTCCGCAAGTCTTCTGCCCAAGACTTCTGTTTTGCCGTGCCTTTCAAGGCCTTGCCTCCAAGAGCCTTGGCTGCCTTGCGGCTTTCCTGTGCACGTTTCACTTCCTTCGACGGAGCTGCTCTCGTCGCGGTCGTTCCGCCGAACGCGATGCCAGTTTCCATATCGATCCACGTGCCATCGCTCAGCTTGCGCGGCATGTCGGCATTATCTTTCCATTCTGTGAATGTCATTTTCTTAGTCTCCCCGTTTTTGCGGCCGTTGATCGTCGGCTACTACATATATATTTCGACATGTTGCTGTAATAAACAAGGCCGCCGACGGAAAATATTTGGATACACTTCTGAAATTCAAAATGTGTGAATTTTTATTGCGTTCTAAGACAATAAAAATGCACACATTACTTTTGGATTACCCGATTGCCCGGTGCCGACCATCCGCCGACATAAGGATCATCGAACGAATCCCGGTCGGGTAGAGCACGACGCTTGCATGTGCCCAGGTTGTCGGCCCGATGTTATATCCCTGCGCCAGCTTTGCCAGCACCCCTGCGACAAACGAGCCGTCTGCAATGCGCGGTGAATGGGTATGGCCGCTGGTCACGCGACGGCCGAAGCGGCGGTACTGCAGAGGGCTGCCACGGCTTCCGCCGATGCCAAGGTCACCGTGTAGACCGTGCTCGACGTCTTGGACAACGTATGATCCTCCGGCGGGGACAAAGACGATATCAGACGCAAGCCCGAGGTCGCGGAAGCTGTGTTCTGTTGGATTAAAAGCGTCGTCGAGCTTGCGGATTTGTTCATGCCAAACCGCATTGTAACGGTGCCAGAGATATGCGTTCTCGGGATCGTAGCGGCCCTCGTCCCCTTTGAGCCACTTCGCGATGGCGCTGTCATGGTTGGACTCGATGACGACCGTCGTGCACCAGTCGCGCCGAATGCCGTTCGCGAATGCGACGGCTTCCGATACCTCACGCTCCACCGACACCGTTCCACGGGCCGCCATGCGCGCCATAGCGTGAGGGTCTTGGATGTTGTGATGGTTGCGCCAGCGGAAATCCAGCGTGTCTTCTAAAAACGAAAACATCGGCTGGAGCGTGTCGAGCAAGTTCGGGCAGTCTACGAACTGGAGCCGTGCCCGGTCGTAACCAAACGACGCAAGAGCAATGCGCTGTTCAAGTTGGTCGTGATGAATATCGCCCCAGGTGACAGCCGCAACGCGATAACCATGCTTGACGATGCCACCTTCGACGAGAATGTTGAGATCCTGAAATGACCCGTCTTCATCAGCAATGAGCTGCCCAAAGAAGACCTCGCCGTCGGCGTCAATTTCAACCAGTAGCGCGCCAAGCGTGTGATGTTGAATTGCCTTGCGTCCTGCGGCGCGGGGAGCGTACGACGGCATAGTGCAGCAGCCTGTCGAGATCGCATAGCGCGGCGGCTGTTCTAGCATGCGCGGGATGCTCTCGAGCGCGATCCTGGCATGCGGGACGATGACGTGTTGGCCTCCATTGCTGGTCTGCCACCCATTGAGAGGATTGGCAGCAGTAGGCAGCACGTTGGCGTCAGCGATGAAGAGAACGTCCGGCGAAAATCTCACGCGGTCGTAGATCATCAGGTCTCGGATTTCTGGAGCATACGCACCGCTTCGGACAGCGTGGTCTTCGAATAGACCCTTCTGATAAGTGAACCCAGCGACGACGACATGAGCGCCTAGATGTTCGGCGTAGGCTTTCAAGTTTGCTAGGAACGGCGCATGGACTTCTGTGTCGTCTTGCGCGGAAGTGAGAATGAAACGATGGACAATGCCGGACTCAAGATCGGCCTTGATTTCCTCGATCGACGAGATGCGGGCAGGCTTAGGTTTGTCTTTCGGAGTCTTTGTTTCTGTCTGCGATGGCATCGGCGCATTTGACTTCAAGAAATCAATCACATTCCGAGCCCTTTTCTCCGACCACCGCATTTCTGCAGCTAGCGGCAGTCTTCCAAGACCCTGAAAACCACGCTTAGAAACTTCGGCAGCATCAGCCACCACATTGTATTTACTCATTTTTTTGTCTCCCCGGGCATGATTTTTGTTTTGTTGCCCAAGATGACTGTTTTGTTGCCGACGGAGCGTTGCAAGTTCGCCGGCGATATTTTTCATTTAGATGCCTGTTTTTTCTTTGATCATCGGCCAAAGGAAGTTCAGACCGATCCAAAAGACTGTGAAGACGGCGGCGATTCCCGAGAGATATGATTTGTTCGAGACACTGTTTGTCTTGATTGCAGCGAGATCAGTTTTAATCGTGTCGATCTCCAGGCGCATCGATGATTGCCCTTGAACAAAGGCGTCCATTTTGGCTTCGAGACGAGCCTGTCCCCTGATCAGATCGAGAAATTCAGATGTGTTAATGGGGTCAGCAGCCATTGGATTCTCTAACTATTTGTATTCGTTATTCGCTCATGTACGAATGCAAGATGCGATGCGCCGCCGGCGCATCACATGGGTGGCACAAAGACGTAATTCGTGGAGTCGACGCAGTATGAAACATCCACCGCCGTCTGACTTCCGATAATAATTCCGGCGGTCTCAACGGTATCGCGCCGACCCTTACCGTCGTAATGCGCTACGCGGGGCTGACGAGCCGCCCAACGCTTCAGTCGGCGGTCGATGAGTTGTGTGGTTGCAAGCACTTGTCCGGCCATAGGGGCTCCTTTTAAACTGTTGGGGTAATGTCTATGCCCTTCGGCACGTAGATCGGTTCGCAGGTTATCGTGACCCGGCGCGTTAGCTGGTCTTCCTCCGGCAACGGCATGAATCCAATATGCAGTTGTGTCGGCAAGCTACCCAGGGCGGCCATAGGATCAAGCCCGGCGAACGCGGCGGTGTTGGCTGCGGAAAGCTGTTCGTCGGAATCGTGGTAGACGGCTTCAACGAATGGAGCCAAGCCAGCGAGAGAATAGGCGTCTACTGGAGTGTCAACGCGACCGTAGCTTGGCGTGTAGACAACGCCTCCTGTCGACTCCTGGCCTACGCCAGCGGTCGCTGGCGTGCTGCCGTTACCGATGCCGCAAGCAATCGTGATTTTGGTCGTGCGGACCGCGCCGTCAAAACGGATTTCAAGCCCGGTGATAGGGCCGACACACTCGCCGCCGACAAGCTTGCCGTGCTCGATGCGGGCAGTGTCAGCGCATGAATAACCGCGTTTAGTGCCTGGCACTTCGACGGAAACTTCCGCCGCTAGAGCGCGCTCGAGGACAACGCGATCAAGACGACGGACACCGTAGCGCACGATGCGCTTGCCACGATTGATGTCAGCGATCCTCGGCGTACGCAGGTCAGTGAGAGCAGCCGATCTTGTCGTCAACTCCCACAAAATTGTCTCTGGATTTTCAGGGTCATTGTATTTAAACGGGCTTTGCGCATCGTGTGCCGTCAAGCAGACGAAGCATTTGCCGTTTATCTGGACACGGTCGCCGACATTGTAGTGTTGTATATCAAGCGTCTCTGGATCTTCGTAGCGCCATTCTGCGGTCGTGTGATCCAGATTCAATTGCCCGACCGTCAGAGTTTCGACGGCTTCAGTCTTGAGGTCACCGAGGATATTTTGGACGGCAGCGGGCATGATGATGTCGATGATTTCTTCACGCGCTTGTTTGAAGTCAAACGCGGCTCGGTAGTCGTAGTCGATGAGATGTGGGCGGACAGTGAGAGTACCGCCAGCCGCCGCGCCATATTCTGCAGAGGTTGCGGAAACGCTATGCGCGAGACTAGATCTCACGCTCGAAAAATCGAATTTGTCGAAAACCCATCCCGTAGCGTTCCCGATCGCATCACCGGATTTTGGCATCAAAGACTGGATATCTTGATAGCTGTAAGACGCGAACGTGCCCGTTCGGTTGAAAGTCTGCTTGCCCTTCGCAGCTTGTGTGAACGGTATAATGATGCGCAGCTTCGACACGTTTTTGGGCGGATTCGTGACCGAGAACGTCAACTTTTCCTTGAGCGCCATGTTCACGATGTGCTCATCCTCGCCGTCAGTCATATGAATAAGCCTGACCTGCAGGGTCTTGCGATCCCACATGAACAGCTGCCGACGAGCCAACAACACGGTAGTCGGGTCGTCCGTTGCGTCGGGGTCAAAAAACAGCGGGTCGTACATTTCCGCTGCCTCGCGTTCCGATTCCGTGGCGTCGGGGTCGTAGTCAACTTCGCCGACGCGAAGAAGATTGGCTGCGGCTTTCAGCACTGTCTCGTCGTCTGGGGGGAGACAAAGGAATTCCAGCGTGCAGGTACTCTTGCCCATGTCCGTAGGCAGCCCAGTCAGACGCCCGCGGCAAAGTTCTACGGCGGCTTCATCGTCTGCAGATTTCTCAGACATCACGTAGTAGCGGCTCGGCGAGGACGCGATGCCAGCGATACCCGGGTTGGAGCGTTCTACACTGAATGACGGCGTGATGACGAAACCTTCTCGGCGCTCGTTGATCGCTCCGCGAAAGATTTCCCATTCGTTGATGCCGTGGACGGTCGGATTGAACGCAGTGTTCCACGCGGCCAGCGGGGCAAGATAGAGGCTCATAGTTCACCTCCCACTTCCTGCGCTTGAATGCTCCATGCCGCTTCCGCCCGCGTCTCGCGCTGGCTCTTGGAATATGGCGCGTAGACCATCAATTCGAAAACCGGGCGGTAGTAGATACGCACTGGTGTCTCTGCTGGCGCATCAAGCGTGACGACACGACCAGACACTGTGAACGGGATATCGACAAAACCCAAGTCAAGGCAGCGCACCGAACCCGGATGAGGATCGCGAATAAGTGTGCGGGTTGTGCCGCCTTGCGCGATCCGTGACGAGTGCTCACACCCGACAGGTGGGACCAGCGAAAAGACTTTGCCAGGCCACATTTCATCCAGCGCGGGCGGGCGCATATCGCCCTCGCCTGAGCTGATGCGGACTTCGAAAAGTTTGAAAGCATCGTCTGCGAGATTGACGAGTCTGCCGTTCCAGGTGCGCTCCATGGCGGCAGATTCGGCAATCGGATTGATGTCGATTGTGAGATCGAATCCGGTCTGCCAGCCGACGGCTAGGTTCGAGCAGATGAGGGTCGTGGGTGAGCGGTATGTTGCCATTGTTATTCTCCTCCGGCTCTCGAAAGTCTGGCAAGTTCGGCAGCTAAGCCTTGGTTGCCGTTCCCGAAGAGAGTTTCTTTTGCACCACCAACAGTGAGTTCGACCGCATATGTCCTTCCCGCGAACGGGTCGTTCGTTGGAGCACCAGGCTTGTTCATGTGTTCGGCTGCATCAACGATGTAGCTGCCGTTCGTTCCGAAACGACCTGTTTCGGCCGCGTTGTCGCGGATTGCCTGCAGCTCGGACGATGTCTTGCGCCCAGTGTCGTAGCCATGAGTTCGTCCGTAGACGATGCCGAAATCAGGATCGCGGGCCATTTTGTCTTGTAGATACTGAGCATCTTTTGCTCTCGCATCTGCAGCGATATCGTTCATTCCCTGCTCGGCTTTTGCCCAAGCGACCGCGTTGTGAGCTTCGGCGAACATCTTGCCGACCTGCCAACCTGCAATGACTGCCATTACACCAACGTTGAGACGACCAACCAGAGCCGCCGCGCTCATGCCGAGTTTAGTCGCAAGTGCTGCAAAGCCTGTCGCTAGTGCGCCCATGGCTCCAGTCGTTGCCGCAGCACCTGCAGCCGTAGACGTGAAGAATGCCGCGAAGCCAGTGCCAATGAGCTTGAGGCTCCCGAGCATCAGGCCGAGGATGCCAGACAAGCGGAGCATGCCGACAAACAGCGCTGCGGTCATGACATTGGTGCCGAAGAAATCCAGCACTGGCTTGATGAAAGAATGAATAGAATCGAGGATCGACTTAAACATTCCGAACGCAGTTTTCAGGTCTTTCCAGAACGAGAGTGCACTGTCGCGGAGATCGTTAAGCCACGTGAATTTCGTTGCGTCGCCGCCCGTGAAAACGGCAAAGGCGTCTTCGGCGAAACGCTTGACATAGAGAAATGCGTCGCGGGCTTTGTTGAGCCAGCCCCATTGAGAATCCTGCCCAGACAATACCTTCTGGACTTCGCCGAGGGTCTCGAGCGCGAGGGCTTTGACACCGGAATAGATGGTCTGGATCTGGGTATATAGAGACTTCGACCACTCGAAGACCCATACGCCCATTTTAAACAAGCCGGACTCGAAGTCGGAATTGCCCTCAAAAAGTTTCATTGCGTCTTCGGCAACAGCACGAACGACATCGAAAGCCGAGGTAAGATATTGAGCAATTAGGTCGCGGTTCCGTGCCAGGAACTCGGCGATCTTTTCATTGAGTGCCGTGTACATGGGGAGCACACCACGGAACACCTGAAGCTTCACGCCAGCTTTGGCTTGCTCAAGGTCGTCCTCAGACGATGACGCACTATTCGACAGCGCCATATCTGCATCGGTCGGGGTAGCGCCGTAGCGGTCCATCTTCGCGCGGTACTCATTGATGCCAGCGCGGCCGTTCTCCAAAATCGGCAACATTTTTTTGCCGTTGTCGCCAAAAATTGCAGTCGCGAGACGCAGCTTTTCAGTGCGATCTGTGACCTTCGCCATCGCGTCCGAGATCGCCAACAGGCTTTCGACGTCGCCTTTCAGGACTTTGGTTGTATCGAGTCCTTTCTCCGCAAGCTCCTGTAGCGCACGGTTAGCCGGACCCATTGAATCTTCCATGTCCTGCCCTGCTTGCTGCAGACTCTTGTATTCTTCGACGAGCTGGAGACGATAGGAAGAAAGAGCACGTTCACGCTGCGCCGCTGGTAGTCTCTGCAGAGACGGCATGCGCTCCACTCGTCCTCCAGGACCTGTCTCGCGAAGTGTCGATTCGATGACTGACATACGCTCTTTAATCGCCGCAGGAGACGACGAGCTGTCGGAGTTTATTTGATCTAGATATCCCAGTGCTCCCGAGACATCGCCCTGCCGGATTGACGCCTGGGCTTTCGCCAGGTTCCAGCTTTTCGTCTTCTGAAACGATGCGTCGGCAGCCTCGATCTGCTTCCGAATTTCCCCAAAGTTTTTCGCGATTCCGGTCAGTGCATTGAAGATATCGTCGGGGTCGCTGCCGTTGGCTTTGAGCGCAAAACGAATTGCTGACAGGTCTTGGACCGACGCACCAGTAGCGTTCGCAAGCTTGTTCAACGTCTGCAGTTGGGCCTGAACGTCTTTTGTAACCGACAGCGCAGTAGATGCCAGCGCTGCGATTTTGACCTTCGCGATGACGGCCCCAGCGGCGATGCCTGCGAATGCGAGCTTCGCACCCTTCATCAGAGGCACAAATGTTACCCGAGCGAGAGCAACACCTACTGTTCGGATATTTGTGACTGCAGAATGTGAGAACGACGCGACTGCGCCGCCAAGGCTCTTAAACCCGGATTTAACCGCTGCAATACCGTTGACGGTAAATTTCGTTGCGATTTGTCTAACAGTAGCCATTACCAAATCGCTCCAATAAATTCGGTGGATTTCTTATCGCCTTGTGCCGCCGATGCGGCATAGGTCGCGCCGATGCGGTCAGTACGATTGAGTTCGGCTATAGTACGGATTGCGAAAGCCAGACGAGCTGGAGATAGATCCAAGCCGTCTTGCCCTGTGCGGACGCTGTATTCTGCAGCATCGCGGACTATCGTCATGAGCCGCGACTGAGCAGGGTCACCACTGGAATTCCCGTCACCCGATTTTCTAGCTTCGGTGAAATAGTCGTCGGTCTTGCGGACGCCGAAAGTCAGTCCGTCGATCTTAAAAAGCCCGTATGTAAGTGCGACGTCGGGGAGATATCGGAACCGCCACTTTCCTTTGCCCATGCTCAGAGCGAGGACTTCGACGATCGCAGGGCGACCGAAAGCAGAAATGATTTCCGCTTCTGTCGTCGTTGAAAAGTCTTCATCAACGAGCCGTGTGAGAGACGGATGCCGCTGTGCCAGACGCAGGAATTCGCGCAGCGTGAGGGCGCGAATTGAGACATAGCCGCGCATCCACGCAATCGAGTGCCTCGCTGTGTCTGTTACCGCGAGGATGTCGTTGATCGTGATTGGATTCTTGCCCGGCATCGTTGGCCCTCCCTAAAGACCTGGGCGGCCGGAAGCCGCCTTAGCCCTTGAGTTCGGTGACCTTGAAGAACTTGAACTTCACAGGCTTCGAGCCGTCGGCGAAGACACGCGCCTCAAACGACACGTCGGAGTAATCATCTGCGCCTTGGAGCGAAAGTTCGCCCGTTGGCTTCAAACGGACATTCCAAAATTCGATCATGAAATTCGTGCCGATATTCGAGATGCCATAGTAGCGCAGTATGCCAAAAGCACCCTGGCCAGACATTCCGCCATAGATCGCGACATCGTCGGCTTCTGTGACAGCTTCTGCACTGAAGTTGACCGAAAGCTTGGCCGCTCCGACGGGAATGCTGCGAAGTTGCATGCGCCCTGTTTCAGAAGACAGTCGATAGTGTGTGTCCTCTTCGAACTCAATCGGCGTTGCGCTATCGTCGTCTGCAGAGATGATCGTTACGTTCGATTTTCCAAGATTATAGATGCGTCCGACTTTGAGATTCTCGAAAACCTTTGTTTCGCTCAAGACTGCTGGCTGAGTATGAAAATCTTCATCAGTGTCCATAAAGACAATGCCAGCGGTCGTCCTGGTCAACGACGCAACCGTCATCGACATCGTGCCGTCCTTTTGAATCGTATCCTGACGAGCCAGCGTCTTTTCAGCGTACTCAGTCGTATAGATCTCGATATCGGTAAGATTCGGCGTGAAGCCAGACGTCTTGACTGTACCCAAGTTGATTTCATAGTCATCGCCCTTCGGCTGCCAAGTGGCTTGGTTCACCTGTCTGAAATATGCGTCAAAGATCGGATCAAAATGTTGTGCCATTGTCGGGCTCCTTTAAATTGCGGTGTCGGGCTGGCCCGGCTTCGTTGTGATGAAACAGATGTACGAGATCGGCTGCACACCCAGATTTGCTTCGATTGCGACCTCGACCGATTCCGAACCGACGTATCCCCAGTCCTTCACGCCTAGGACGCCGAACGGTTCTGAACTCTGGAGTGCAGCTTCGATGTCCGCCTGAATTGCTTCGAGATGTGCCTCGATCGTATCGATGTCGACGAGCTGGTCGGCGAGTGCGATTGTCACGCGCATCGTGCGCTTGATCGGACGCTGATCGACGGGGCCGCCGCCAATGGTCTCGGCGGTCTCAGTGACCGTCAGCGCTGCCGCCGGGTATTCGTGAGACTGGACCTCGCGCAGTGTTCGAACGGAAGAACACACAGTATTCAGCGCAGGAACAGCCGAGCGCAGATGCGCTTCAATGCCGTCCCGAAGCTGAGTCTTTACATGCGGTCCCATTAAGTCTTCCTGAGAACAATCATGGATTTACCGTAGCCGTCCGACTTGCAAGATTCGACGCGGTAGGTTTCGCCGTCGATTGTCAGCGTGTCGGTGCCGTTGTTCTTAAAAATTTCGTTGTCGTTCCCGGCGCGGGTCGGATCGATTGCGAGAATGTCGGCGACGAAGATTGTTGCTGACGGGAGCCCTGTCGTCATACGAAATCCGTCTGCGTCGACTTCTTCGGAAACGGTGGTAAACCAAACCGTCAGCTGGTGCCCTTCACTGGGTCCACCAGCGCGATGCCACACAGCTCCGCCCGGGTGCGCAAACACCCGTTGCAAAGCCTTGTTCATCCGTAGAAAAGCTGAGGCAACCATCACGCACTCGCTTTCGAGAGCGTCGTCCGCACTCTTATATATATGCCGCAAAACGCGACCAGGCCGACAAGCATCAGAGCACCGACCGCCGTGTAACCGGAGTCGGAAACGCACTGTGCCAGATCCAAGTGCGCCGCCAAATTCAGGTCACTGGCATCGTGTGCGACACAACAGTGCAGCCATTCGTTCCCGGTGCCGCCGAGCAAAGTCGGAATGCCATCGGGAAAAAAGCTGCACTGGTTGTCAGGCTGGATCATAGTTCGGCCGCCATGCTCCAGAAGACATCGAGGTCTTCCGAAGACATGCCAGTGCCGACGCCAAATTGCGCCGTTAGCGGGTGGCTGCGTTCAAAGCGTGTGCCGCCTTGGAGAACCATTCTCGCGGGGAATTGGTCGGCGGTCGGGAGAGCGGCGACGAAAGCTTCGATAGCGGGCGGTAGGATGCCAGTTGTCACCGCAGCTAGGGCTTCGGGCTGTGTTATGAGGCCGGAGAGGGCAAGCATCTGGAAAAACTGACGGTCGGAGATTTCGTCGATGACGAAGACCAGATCGGCGGAAACCGCGATCTCTTCTTCTACGTCTTCGAAAGTGCCATCAGCGAGATTAAAATTGCGAACGATAGCCATTTATTCTCTCCACATTATATACGCGGTTCCGCTATCGAACAGGCCTGTGTTCAGCGATAGTCGCAGACCAATAATTCCAGCACCAACATTTGGCGTTGAGACTATTGAGCGGTACTCTCGCGTGGCGGCTTCAAAAGCGTGGCTTTTAGCGAGGAATGTTGCAGATCCGTCAGGCGCAACTTGATGTCGCGTTAACTCGACAGACCCCGACACATACTGAGTTGCGGCGACAGCAAGAGCGATAGGTATATATGTGCCGTTTGCTGAGCCTTGGGCTGCACCGACGTACCAGCCGAAATGATCTGAACCGTCCTTAATAAGGCCGTCTTCACCTCTAACATGGAGAGCAAAATTCGCGGTTGTCGTCGGCGAAACACCCTGAAATTTAATGCGAATTTCGTTCGCAGTTGTCGGGATTCCTAAAAAACCTGGATATTGAGAGCCGCTCATCGCGAGACCACCGGAAACAACCCAGCCGTTTTCACCGCGCACAGTTGCCGCAGCATCGTGATTGTAGATCAGCGTGCTAATATCTGCTGGCGAAAACTGGCGAATGTCGGTTTCTGTGCCGAAGATTAGTTCGGTTTCAAAAATTTTTGGCCGGATTGCATCCAGGTAATCGATCGCGTCCTGCGCTTGTATACCGCCGCCGCTTGGCTTTGTTGTTAGTGATGGTCTCCACATTTACTTGATCTCCAGTATTCTGACCGTGACATCCATCATCTCGTAATCAATATTAACGGGCGCAAAGCGCAGCACTTTGAGACCCTTAACGAGTCCGAACGGGTGATAGCCAGCTTCCAAAAGCCACGATTTCGCGGGATTGATTTCGGCGGCTGGATTAGCTGTGGCGACGGTCTGGACGTAGACGCCCATTCCCGAGACGACATGCAACATGACGACGTCTGTATCAGCGGAACAGGTGTGCTCAACCGTGACGTGCGCGGCGACAAGCGTGACAAGACTTGTGTCCAAAGGGGGGACTTGGACAGCATCAAAATTGGGGGAGTTGGAGGTCGGGAGCGAGACTGTAGTTGAAGACATGAGTGGGGCTGGCTCCGTTGGAAAATGGGGGAGAGAGCCGACGCTTGCCAGGGAGAGAGCAAGCGTCGGCGTGGGTATCAAGCTCTTATGCGAGCTTGAACTTGATGACAGCGCGAGGACGCTGAACGTAAGAGAGGATGCTCGTCGAAGCCTTCATCTCAACGCCCTCGTCGTGGTCTAGCAGCTTCGTCGAGAAGTATTCAGGCTGACCCATTTCGCCGAGCGTCGAGATGCCAGTGCCAGGGGCGTAGCGCGTCTGGTACATGTCGTCTGCGACCGGGCAGAGGTAGGCCTCATCGGGCTCGATCAGCCATTGACCGCCGATTTTGCCGCGACCGTATTCAACGACGGTGACATCGTTTGCGATCGGGAAGCCCTTGCGGTTGTCGCCGCGCAGGAACGAGCCCTCGTTGAAACGCTGCCAAGCGGCCTTTTGAGTCGGGTGATTGACGTACTTCTTGAAGAAGTCACGGCCGCAGATCAGCACGTATTCAGTTGCGTCAAACTCACCGAGTTCATCTTCACTAAGTGCCTTGGCGTCGATGGTTTCGGCAACAACGTCGGTCGTCGCGTCATCGAGATCGATATCGACTTCGTGCTGGACGACACCGAACTTGTCAAACCAGTTGACCTTGACGATTGAAACACCAGCAGCGTTGGTTTCGTAAACAAGGCCCTTGATTGCCGAGACCTTCGAATACTCCCAACGGAGCAGGTGCCGCTTGTGCTGGCTGTCGAGGATGCTGTTACGCTCGACTTCGAAAGCCTGTTCCAGCTCGGAGCCGAAAGCGCGGACGCCCCGGACGGACTCGGCAAGCAGGGTGTCGGTTTGCGGATAGTGCGGGATCACGACAGGCACAGCCGAACGGTCAGCGCGGTCGTTGCTGTCGCCCTTGGCACCGCGTGGAGCCTCAGGAATGAGCGAAAGCGTACCTTCGCGGAACTCGATCATGGCGACGGGCAGATATTCACCCTTTGCCATCCAGTTCAGCCAGAGGCTCACATTCTGCGTAATGTAGGGTTTCTTATCGATATAATCGATGATTGAACGGAGGGAGAAGACATCGCTTCTCAGGGCGTCGGCGATATTGAAGCTCATAGTCTTTGTCTCCTGTTAACGGACTTTGATGCCCTGAACGGCGATGGCTGCATTGATCAGCGGCTTCGCGCCCGTGGCGATTGCGGAAAGGTTGGTTTCGGAGCCCTTGATCTCGGCATCGGCGTTGATGACGAGAACCTCTACGTCGCCCTCGGAGGCGTCGGTGGGCTCAACGAGCAGAGCGACCTTGACTGTGTCGTAGTCAGCTAGGCCAGCAAGACCGACGGCGGCGACATACTTGCCAGTCGCGGTGTCATAATTGCCGGAGGCGGACACAGATTCGGTGTACTCGGCGACGAGTACAGAACCGGACACGTATTCGGTTGCCGACTGCTTGAGCACGACAACGTCAGCCGAGCGGTCGCCGTTGGACTTGGACTGGATGAAGACCGCTGCGGGCCTCTTCTGATAAACGGTTGCCATTTGGCGATCTCCTTAGGATCTCTTGTTAAGTTTTTCGTAGGCGCTACGAGCACGGGGAGCAGGCTGGTCGGCATGCTTGTTGGGTGCGAAGCCATGGGTGTCAGTCGTTCCAGCGCTGGCTTCGATCAGCGACCGGAGGAACTTGCGGATCGCGGCCGGGCGGCTGCGAAGCTTTGCCATCTGGTCAAGGCTCTTGAGAGCGTTACCGCCGAGTTCGCGCGCGATGCTGCGGGCAGCTTCGATTTCCTTTTCATCAGCCGGGGTCAGAGGAGCGTCTTCACCTTCGGCGCGGGCTGCGTCAGCAGGAGCAGGAGTATCTTCGGTCTTGGCTGCAGGATCGACGGTAGCGTCTTCTGCGCGAAGCTTACGGAGTGCCTTGGCGCGGGCAACGACTTCTTCCGTTGCACCTTCGTCGGTTGCTGCTACTACGGCCGCAACTGCGTCTTCTGCAGCGGTGACGAGTGTTTCAAGTTCATTCATTTTCTTGTTCTCCGGTGTTGATGTCGGCAGACTACGCGCCGCCTGGGGAGCCGCTGGCTTGCCGCCAAGGCTGCGAATGTAAGAGTTTGGGTCAGCGCCAATGCCGACAGCGGATGCCTCAAGCAGCGTCCAACGGTTGACGAGAACGAGCGGACGCTGCCCCTCGCGTTCGACAAACTCGGCATCAGAACGGATGTCATATTCAAAACGGGCTGAGATCTGGCCGTAGAAGCCTTCGGCGATATCTTCCATTAAGTCGGCACGCTTGCGCGTCAGCGTGGCGCGACCGATGACTGCTTCACCTTCGATGTGAATGTTCTCGATCTTGCCGAGGATCTTATCGATGCCGCTGTAGTCGTCATGGCAATCCAAGAATGGCATGCGAAAAGCGCGCTGCAGATCGACGCCAGCAGGGACGAGGACTTCATCGACTTCGACCATGACGAATTCTTGCGTTTCGAAATTGCTTTTGGTCGGATGCGGGACCCAGCTGACAACTGGGGTAGGCGTTGAGATAACGACATCGAAAGACCGCGAAGCAATATCAACCGACGTCGGGCCGCCCGCGAATGCGCGGCGGCGAACGTTTGGATTGATCTCTGGCTTGAGGTTGGCTGGCATCCGCGATCTCTTCTGTTGATGAGAGCGTCGCAGGAGTGCTTGCAAGATTCGACGCAGACGGCTGCGCCGGCGATTTCTGATTCAGATTTTTGTGAAGAGATCAAAATTTGTAATGATATTACGTATCATAGTGATGCAAAGAAAAACCCCGGGGTAAGCCAGGGTTTTAATGGCGACTAATCGAACATGACGCTAATAATCGAGCTTTCGATCAAGCCACCAATATCGCGGGCTTGTGGTCTCTGATTATCCGATGTTGCCACATCGCCACTGGTAATAATCGCATCGAGAAAAAGACCCAGCCGATCGCTTGTATACCTGCATGAGTTCAGAGACTTGGACACATGAGCCGAAGTCTTTTTGTCGCCGTCACGATCACGCCCGAGGTCGATGCGCACTGTATCGACGGGCTTAGGTACACGGACGCTACGAAGTTCCAGATGCAGTTTTCCGTTCACAAAAGTAACGTCGATGCATGCTGCGCGCTTACTTCCATCCTTACACCGTTCGACCAAATCTGCGATTGCCGCTTGCGCCTCCTGGCTTGATGTAGGCTCCGGCTGCCGATTTTTTGGAAGCTGGAGTTTTCCGAGTCCGAGATCATTGAGATCCAGATATCTTGCTTTTGTCATCATCACGCCTCCGCTGCATCTGCGAGATGGTCACGATGATCGCGCAGAACAGCGTCGAAGTGATACAATCCGACGTCGATCATCAAATCCATCCACATCTCATGAATATAAGCCGCAACCTTATCGCTGTATTTGTCTGTATCACGGGACAGAAAATCGCGGACAAATGAGATGAAATAGACAAACTGGTCGCGGGAATGACCAGAAAGTGCATCGACGAGATAACCGACACGGAAAGGCTTAGGGATTTGGAACGCTGAATATCTGCAGCCTGTAGCACCAGGATAATTTGCAGTTTGGCCGACAGAAATCATGCCAACACCTGCCGTCAAATACAGGCAATGATCGTCCAAGATCTGATCTCGTCCAAACATAGCGACGCCTGCACAGATATAGTCTGCATAGCACTCGTCTGTTGCAGAACCACTATTTTCCTCAGACGGATAATAAGGAAGATTCTCTACTGCAGACACGATGCCAGAATACTTAGAAAAAATATCGTTCGACGTCTCGGAGAATTGAGTCTTATAGATAGCCATCACACTGTCCTTTCAGGACTAAACCAACTTTTACAGGGGGTTTACCGCCAGCGCGGAGGGTGACTAAAGAGAGCTTAGTTTATCACCAGATGGCTCGTTGAAGACAGAGTATCAATCATGGGCTGCTCTCACACAACACAAGAACCACTGTCTTGATGCTTGTGTAACGTTCACGTAGATCTGAGTCAACAGCCTGATTTTACATTGAAAATCTACAGTAAACATTTAGTTTGTAATCATTTTTCTAGTATAGCGATTATTTATATTTATTAAAATTGAATCTAATTTGGCTCAGTCCGGTGGTGTCTACCGGCTCGGGGTTTTTGGTAAACTCGGCAAGGGTTGGCTTGCCAAGTTTCGTATTTGTTATTGCCCGGATTAGTGGTGTTGCGAAAATACCACGAAGAAAACTAAGCTGGGATTCCGACGGGCGCTGTAATGGGTTCCCCCGTCGTCGGATCGACGAGCGTCTGCCCATCGCTGACAACCGCACCTTCCTGTTTCGACAATGTGATCGGCTGACGAGTTCCGCCCTGACGACCCCAAAGAGCCTTGGCGTCTTCAGAAAGCGGAGGCAGACCAGCAAGCTCACGCGCACGCTCTTCGTCGGCGAGCTGCGGCGTGATGAGACCTGTTCTCACTGCGATGCCGTATTGCTCGGCTTCGCTGAACAGGTTGGCTTGAGGGGATGTCGGCGTGGTGCCATCGTTATCGTTGTCGTTCGACGAAGTCATGACCGGGGTCATGTCGGCAACGGCAGCGCGGTATTCGGCAAACGCCTGTACGTCGTCACCATCTGCATCTGTCTCGGCCATCTTCAATAGAGCATCGAGAACACGTTGCTGTTCACGCTTACGGACCATCATCTGCTCTGGCGTCGTAGGTTCCTTGTTCCAGTTGTCATAGACACCGTAACCAAGCCCTTGAATCGATGCCCGTTGGTTGTCAGCAGAATTCTGGCGGTCAATTTCTTCAATGTCGTAGCCATACTCGGCGGCTACCTGTTGGCGCGACGTGAAGCCGTTCTGGACTGCAAGCATGAAAGCGGTGACTTCCTGAATCGGGTGGATATGCCCGCGCGCTGGTGGCATCCACTCGGGGCGTAGATAGTCGGCTGGGTCGAGGTCTTCGCCCGGAGCCCAGAGTTCGAACGCCATCACCGTCGCAACCCACCGCTTGTGGACGGGGTCGAGGAACTGGCCCTTGAGCAAATGGAATTGGATCGAGAGAATGAAGCGGTTGACTTCAATGTTCATCGCTCTGATGACGCGCTCATTGGCGATCTTGCTATAATCGAGCGTCAGCATTTCCACGCACAGGCCGATGCACACCGCGATTTCGCTCAAGTTGAAGCGGTTGAACATTTCATAGTTCGCGTCGTTCTGCGGCATCTCCGGAAATTTGACTTCGTACCCCTGGGCTACCTCGACGGCTGCACCCGGCGGAGGGTTCACGAACGTCGGATCGTCTTCACCATCGTCTCCTGCAAAGCCAGCCTCTGGCTCGGAATCGAGCGGGCGCTGATAAAATACGGTGAAGCGCGACTGGCGTTCCTTTTTCTCCAGTTCGTTGAGGTTGTAGTTCCGCAGGAATTCCAGATTCGGCAAAATTGGGGCGGCCCACGGCACGCCGCGCTCCGACGTGATCCGGTCTGGCAGGTAGATGTGCAGCATCTCAGAAGCGGGGACGCGGACGGGGGTAAGGCTGGATACTTCGCCGTGCCAGTCGTTCGGATGAACTGGATAGATCCAGTATGCGGCAACGCGGTCGATAGCGTCGCGCTCAACGCCGTCAACGATGTAATTGCCGTTCGGTGCCCGCATCGTGTAGCCGATAGGGAGATGGTCGATTTCCATCAGCTGAATCTGGAGTGGGACACCAGACAGCATATCCTTTTTATTACGGTTCCTGAAGCGCACCAGCACGCCGCCGTCGACGACGACAGCTTCCATTACCTGGTAAGTCAGTCCGTAAATGTCAAAACGACCGCGGGAGTCAGCTTCGGATTCCCATAGCTTCCAGAGTTTCTTCAGTCTCGGAATTTTGATGATCGGGGTAATGCCGTAGCCGACAACGTTGTTTGCAAGCTGGCGCATAGCATTCTTGTAGAACGCGAAGTTCGCCTTGGCGTAGCGTGAACGTGCGATGATGGTAGGAATCTGGCCGTTCGCGCCGTTCGGCCCCATGTTCACAGGCGCTTTCAGTTTTTCGGACTGCGTAGCGGCGACGTAGTATGTTGTGACGGACTTGAAGAACGCGTCCATCGACGACGTGATGGCAGCGCGAATGCGGCTGACTTTCGCGCTGCGGATGGGCTTATGTTGAGTTTCTGCCACTGGTGCATGAGCTGGAGCGCGGGCGGTCGGGAGTGAGATGGTCGGGCGCTTAGCCATTAGAATTCCCTCCGGCCCGTCATGGGCACAATGCGCGGTGCATTGCTGAATTCCTTGAGGCGATTGGTCTGCCCTGTCTTGCGGTAGTAAGCGCGGTATAGATCGCGCAGTCCGGCCTCAGCGTCTATGCGGGTCTTGTACTGCAGGTTTCCCTGTGTAGAGTTTCCGATCGCTTGCTCGGGGTTACCGACGAACTGTTCGGTCGCCTTGATCATTTCGATCAACTCTTCCGGGGTTGAAAACTCATACCGTGCCATTCCAATTCCTCACCAAATAATGCCGCCAGTGCGCCGTTTCTTTTTGGTTTTCGCGGGCTGTCCGACAGTTAGTTGAGGTGCCGTTACCTCGACTGCTACAGGCGCTACGACCTTCTTCTTGTCGCCTTTGGCGCGGCTCTCTCGGAACTGCGCGTGGGCTAGAACGATGTCTGGGATTAGTCCTGGAGTCGTTGACTGAAGCGCGGGAATAGAAAGGTCTGGTCCCGAGTAGCCAACTTCACCCGTCTCCGGATCGACATATTCGTCACTCACTCCGAGGCTACGGGCTGCAAGATTCAAATCACGCCATTTCGGTCGATTGATGCGAAGACCTTCGAAAGCTACCCGCGCATAGGCAAGACACACCCATTCTTCATGAGCGCGATGTCCCTTCTTCGGGTGCCACCAATATCCGCCGTTAGGTTGTAGGGTTCTTTCTTCACATAGTAGACGAGTGAAGTAGTTGTCTGCCATGGCAGCTGGGAACATAGGACCACTGCCACCGTCAGTCATGAGCAGTTTGTCGGCAACTCGGTCTTTGGCAGCTTGTGAGTCAACGGTATACCAAGTGAGCCTACGCTTGCCCTTGATCTTCGTTCCTACTGAAGTTGGCCAGATGGCAGGGAGACGCTTTCCTGCAACAGGAGAAGCACCTCTAATTGCCCAAACAAACATGTTCTTGGGATATTTTGATGCAAAAATTCTCGTCTCGTCACCGTGCGACCCACCCATATCCATGGCGGTCGCTTGAACATACATCGCTGTTCCATCACGCTTGAGGTACGGTCTGCGAATAAAAAAGTCATAGGCAGCGTCGGCCTCAGGCTCTCCAACGGTGCCTGGTATAATCCAGTGACCGATCAATCTCTCTTCCTGAAAACGATTGTAACCGACTACGGCAATTTCACGAGACGCCTGTTGTTCTATCAATGTCCCTTCTTTATTCGTCTGGTCGTCACCTCCAATTACCAAGACCACCACGTCGTCTGGAACTTCAGCCGGATACGGACGCCGAAGAGATTTTATGCCCTCGTCGCTGAATGACTGGCTCGTGAACTCGTCCCACGGCTCGGCCATCTGGAACATATAGAATTCTTTGAGCAGTTCAGTGTCGCCTTGCGCGTTGAGCCAAGTCTGTGCAATCTTCTTCCATGCCGCCCCTGGCGACATCGATAGCCACTGTGGAATGTGTATGCCTCTGTTCCCAGGCATCGTTGCAATGTCGGTCGCACGATAGATGCCAGCATCTATCATCTTCTCCTTTTGGGGTTCGTCGATACGACAGCCGTTCCATTTGCAACGGTAGTATGCCGCCTTGACGCGGCCGAGATCATCCAGGTCCCAGCGGAACCCATAGTCCTCGTCACCTGTGGTCCATTCAAGTATCTGCTCTTCGCTCTTACAGTGCGGACAATGGACGTGAAGCTTTCGCTTATCCGACGTGTTCCATTCCCTGACGATGATTGAGAGGTGACGGAGGCCTGGTGTACTACCG